GTTATTGCTACACTAACGTTGACTGGTAGTGCGCAGCAAGTCACAGGATTAGCAACATTAATTACATTAGGTATATGGTTATTAACTATTGGTTTTAGGAAATAATGTGGTTTGATGATGTTATACTTGATGACATTGATGATGAGATAGATAATCATTGTCGTACTTTTAAAGCAGACAATGGATATACAAATGTAACTATTTGCAATTGTAAATATCCAAGTAGGTAGGAGGTAAAATGAAACTACAAGTAGTAAGAACACAGTTCGGTAAAGATGCAACAAACGGAATGTTATTCATAGATGGAATGTTTGAATGCTTTACTTTAGAGGACCAAATTCAAGCAGTGAAAATTCACTCTGAAACAGCAATACCATTAGGTTCATATAATGTAGTGCTAAGAGCTGAAGGAGGTTTCAATAAACGTTACCTATCTTCCTACGGTAGCACCTTCCATAAAGGGATGCTGTGGATTCAAGATGTACCAGGATTTGAGTGGATTCTTATACACAAAGGTAACACTGATGAACATACAGCAGGATGTTTATTAGTAGGTGAAACACAACAAGACTTAGATAAAGGTAAGGATGGTTTTGTTGGTGGTTCTGGTGACGCATATAAAAAAATGTACCCAAAAGTAAGAAATGCTTTACAAAATGGTGACAAAGTAACAATAGAATACATGGATATACAACTAGAGCCAAAAGAAAAACCACAAGAATCAAATGATATGTATGAAAAGTTACAAGAGATAAGCGGTGAAATCAAAGTATTAAATGCTAAACTTGATGGTAAGAATATAACATAATGTTTAATAGAAATAAACGAGCAAGAAACCAGGATGGTACATTCAAGAAGGATGTATGGTGGACACCTTGGTCCGATTCATGGGAGTATAAAATGAGTGATGACTTAAAAGATATGCTGACAAAAACCCTGTGGACTTTTATTGAGGCAGCAATTGGTGCCTTAGTTGTTAGTCCATTGATTGGTGTTGACATAAATGCTTTACAAGCAGCTGCAATTGCAGGTGGTGGAGCAGCATTAGTCGTAGTCAAAGAGTACGCAAAGAAACAAATATCAAAATAAATTGTCAAAGAATATACCAGACGAGTGGGGTAATAATTTCTACAAGTCTGGATGGCAGCCAGGGCTAGAACTAAATGAGGCTACGGGCCTCGGAGAAATTACACACGTTGGAACGGACCCAAACTACCGTAATAAGTTTGATGACATCCTTCGTGGCTGGGGTTTTGACCCAGAGCTTTATGAAATTGTAGATACAGTCAAGGCATCGTCCTGGAATACACAATTGAAAGGCGGAACTGTTGAAACATTTTATGCTTTTAAAGGTGTTGTTAAAAAGAAAAGACCTGGACAAGATAAATACTTCCAGGCATTGTTCAAACAAGCTAGTCGTAAACCACCTCTTAAACTAAAAACACATGGTGGAGATACAGCATTCTTATGGTTCATGGCTGATTGGCAGCTTGGTAAAAAAGATTTCGGTGTTGAGAACACTATCAAAAGATATGACCTGGCATTACAAGATGGTGTAAACAGAATCAAAGAGCTGCGCAAGTCTGGTGTCCAGGTAGATGAAATATACATGATAGGATTAGGTGACCTTACCGAAGGCTGCAGTCCTACCTATTACGAATCATTACCGCATAATATAAGTTTGTCATTGATTGAGCAATACGCACTTGCTAGGTCCATGATGATGAAAACAGTAGAAACATTTTTACCACATGCCGATAAATTAATTTTGGCTGGATGTCCAGGAAATCATGGAGAAGTTTCTCGCACAAGTAAAGGCCAGGTATCTACAAGCAGACTAGATAATTCAGATACAATGCACATTCAGATATGTGATGAGATTATGAAAGCTAATACAGAACGATATAAAAAAGTAAAGGTCATAGTGCCAGATGGATTTCATCAAGTAATGAAAATTAAATCTATCAGCTGTGCTTGGCTCCATGGCCACATGAGTGCTGGTTCGGGGAATGCAGAGGCAAAGATTGAGAATTGGTGGAAGGGTCAAATGTATGGACAACTAGATACTAAAGATGTTTCAATACTTATCTCTGGTCATTATCATCACTTCCGTGCTAAACAACAGGGAGATAGAACTTGGTTTCAAAGTCCTAGTTTAGATAAGAGTATAGATTTTACAGAGAGAACTGGTAACTGGTCCCATCCTGGTGTACTTACCTTTACAGTAAATAAAAAAGGATGGGATAATCTAAAGATTCTTTAGTTACTCTTCCTCTGTTTTAGATTCTTTATTTTCTAAGAACATTGGATTGATTGGCAAGACAGCTTTTAATTCTTGTTTGCCTTTGTTCGGACCAGCATTATGTGTAATTATTACAGATTGAAACAAACCTCTAACTTCTAGTTCTGCTAAAAGTGTTACAACATCTGCATCTTTGACTGACAAATCACTCATTAGAACGGTGCCTCCTTAAATTCTTTAAGAGAATACATAGCTACATTACCTTTGTGTCCATGATTCCAGAACGGATGTTCCTTACAGTATGCAGATTCAATACGATGGCCCATGTTTTTTAGGTCATGTATTCTTTGTGCATAATCTTTTATAAACAACTGTAGAAAATGTGTGCCACAAACATAATCAAATCTACGTTCTCTTAATTTTTCTAATACTCTATGGTTATCGGTACCTTCCTTTGGTTCCTTAGCCTCTGTGAATAACATACCCTGCATCATTACTGATTACCGTCTTGTAATTTCCAAGGTGAATCATTCCTGTTTATCCAATCAAAAATATTACCTTTAGTAATTGTTCCGTCATTCAATGCCTTCTTTGCTTTTTCGTAAAGCTCAACATCATCATCGGCTGCCCTGTTTAATACCTCATTAAAAGGTTTTAACTGTGCATCGCTAGGTGGTTCTTGTTCCCAAGCACCTGGTGCTGGTCGTTCTCCCACTTCTTCCTCCTTTATTTCTTGTACGTCATCAAGATTCTCAATGATTTTATTTACAATAGGCTCATTGTTTTTTCTCTCTTCAAACGTATCTTTATTTTTGTCAACATATTCATCAACAAAATCTAAAAATATTCTTATGTCAGCATCATCCCATGATTCAATAGAATCTTTATTTGTTTTAATTACAGTCCTGTTAAAACAATCTTGATAACATCTCATGGCAAAGCTCTTATCTTCTTTGCAACTGACATAGACCATTTCTTTTAATTGTAGTTCAGAGATTCTCGGACTAGAAGGGGATGTCCCAGTCTTTGGTTCCTGTAACTTTTTTACAGGGGTAGAACTGCCCTCCGAATAATGTTCTTCTTCCGTTACATCTCCAGTCCATAACTCTAGTCCTAAGCCTATTCTCATGCAGCATCTCTTTATACCATCTGATACTGCTAGCTTTAGGATTTCTGATTCAGTTATGTTCCTTGCAATTGCGTTTACATCAACGTCACCAACTTCAACAATAGTTTGGTCTGCATCTTTTAAATACAGTGTGCATCTTGCACCAACAATTGAGTTATCTTTATCCCTTATGATGTCATAAGAAAAATCATAACCTCCAGGTATCACATCAACTAAACGTTGTGTATATAAATGGTGTGGTACGTACTTGCCAAACTTTCCTTTTGGTGCAGGCTTTACTATATCTGCTGGAAAGTTTTTAATTAATTTTTTCCTAGTTTCCTGGTTCATATCTTCCTTCCTCTACTTGTTTTACAATTGTATATATATGTTTACGTGATACGTCTGCAGCTGCAGCTATCTCATGTATTCTCATCTTCGTACTCTCACGAGATTTGAACAGCTTTACAATCATAAGATTTCTAGCTTTGATTTTATTCTTGATGTCTTTTGAATTAGATTTTAATTCTTCCAACAACAAATCTTCATAGCTTGCTATTTGTTTCGCCATCTTCCTCTTCCTCTCTTTTTAATTTCTAATACTATATCCTCAACAGAATCTGTTGAATGCTTTATACCTAAGTCTTTTAGTAAAGCATTTATATTGTCGTCATCTAATGGAACAGACACTCTGTTGATTCCTTCCGTTATTTATTTATAAATAAATGGGTTGATTTGTTGGTACGTTTACTGATGGTTGACCGAACAAGGTACATAAATGATTAACACAAACGTGCCTGGCATTTAGCACCACGGTATGTTGGCCACACATCATACAAATGCTTGACAAACGTTACCTCCTTATACAATTCTTAGTAACTATTGTACACTACTTGTCCCATTTTTTCATCTTTTTCTTGGCAAATCGGTAGCCCTTCCATGTAAGGAACTGATAGTAAGCCACCACTAGAGTGAACCCTACACCTACTGCTAACATGGTCAACAATATAAAGCCCTGTACACTGCACATAACTACACCTCCTCTCTATCTTTTACTGTTACTCTTCTGACAGTTGTCTTGCCCTCTTCAAAAGCCTTGATATGTATTTGGGCCTCTGCATAGGTGTAACCCTGGCTCAAACAGAACCAAAGCTGTTGTATAATTTCTGTATCTGTCATTGTTCTTTACCTTTCTTGATTAGTCTTTGATGCCTGGCATATACTCTCTTGAATCTTCTCTTGGTTTGATACTCTCCAATGATTCTCCCTGCAAGATATGCAACAACAACTGCTATTAGCTCAATCAAAGTAATCATCCTCCTTGCCTTTTAGTTTTCTATTAATTGCAGCTTGTACTGCATCTTCACGTTTTTCAAATTTATAAAGTTGCTTTTGTAAATGTTTTATGTTTATGTACATGGCACCTGTTAAGAATGCCCATGAAATTAAAACAATTACTGCTAGTCCATAGATTAGCTCAATCATTAGTGACCCCATCCTGGTGCTGTTTCGTGAAGTGGTTTACCATTCCAAGGCAAAGCACAACTAAAACTACGTGTTGCAATATACCCGTCTTGTGGAACCTTGGTTATCTCTTCTGAAATAACTGCGTCTGGAACTGGTTCTACCAACAATGCGCTTGTATAGTTAGCAACTGTTTTGCTACCAATCTTGACTACCTTGATAGATGCTTTGAGTTTTTTTGTAACTTTGTAAAACTCATTTTGTGTTTGGTCATAACCCCAACTATCAACAAAGATATCTCCAATTTGTATTGAATCAAAGAACTCTAGCTTATCTTTTTTCTTTTGTTCTTTGCTCTCTATCTTTAGTCTTGCTTTATCTTCTAGCTTGCAGAAGTAATCCGAAATGTATTTATCCATTTGTTTCTTATCTCTGAATCTAAAGTACCAATCGTATTTACTTCTCTTACCACTCCAGGCAACAGCGATTAGTTTATTTTCGTTCTTTAATACTAAGACTTCATCATCTGGAATCTTAGTAAGTGTTTGTTCAGCTTTTGTGAACTCTGGGTTATCTATGTGTACTTGTTTCCAAGAATCATAGAACTCTTTGTTACTCATTGTTCTCCTTCCTTCTCTTTTATTATACATACCTTGT